TGACATTTAGTTTAAAATAGACTATAAATATAAATGTAGTTCGTTGATACGAATTAAAGACTGGACTGGACTCGGGGGCAGTACCCGACGCCTCCACCACAAACACATGAGAGTAGATGCACCTGCTTTTCTGTGCATAGAACAAGATCCGAGGATACAAGTCGTGTGTTTTTGGGGGGTGTGCTAGGATCGACAGACAGGGATAGATGAGTGGAGAACTACCGGCTGGCAGCGTTATTCGCCAAACACTACAAATGCAAACGATAACTTTGCACCATTGGCTCTTGCTGCGTAAGCAGTGATTGATTCAGGAGTTTCGGTAGCTGAACTTGGCAACAGAATCAGCTACCACCTATTTGATAAACGAATATCTGCTATATAATAATAGCGTGACTAAATTGAAGACACACACAATAAATATTCACGAGTGATATTGCTCGGCACACACACAAGGAATAACAGTATGTTTAATTTTTTCAAAGGTTTTGTTGTCGCTTTAAGTAGCGGTAGCAGAAAATCCAATCAACGTATGCATCGGTATTATGTTACTGAATTTGGCATCAAAGAAGGCAACCGCCTTTATAACGATTGGATCATGGGGAGATAATAATGTTTCCCTATTCAAATGAAGAAGCCAATTGGCTTACACAACACACACAGGAGAAATAAAATGGCAAAGACACCTTACGAAATTCGTTTCGATCTACTCAAAATGGCTAAAGACCTTCTCGACCGTCAATATGACCAGTCGGTGACGATGGCTTGGTCCTCACTTGAAAAGGGCATGGAAACAAACAAAACTCTCTACAAAGACGTAGAGAAATACGTTCCAAAGATGTTCACACCTGAAGAAATTGTTGAACAGGCTGAACGCCTTCAAGAATTTGTTAACAAGAAAGATTAAATCATGTTTTCTTTTTTAAAAAGAATGTTTACAAGGTCGAACAATTCTTGCGATATCAACAACTTTCGCAGGTCTGCACAGATTAAATATGAAGACTTGTGCATGTAATAAATAAGTGAGGGGTCACTACCTAATAAGTGCGTGAGGGACCATGGTTAGTCCCTCTTTTTTAATATATTAAAAGTGAGGTATAATATGGCAATTACAATTACGACTAAAAGTTCTCCTAAAAATATGGGGCATCTCGTTACTCTTGATCCAGAAATCAATCAGGCTATTGAATTTATTATGGACAAGAAGAAATGCACAAAAGATGAATTTATTAAAGAATCAATCTATCGTAATATTAACTACTACATGCAGGTTGAAAAACACCTAGACGAACCTGTAGTAGAAGAAAAACCAAAACGTACTCGAAAACGGCGCACAAAGACTAGCAAATAATATAAATAGTACGAATATTATTTTATACGGGAGTCGCATTATGTTCAACAGAACAATCGTGGCTGTGGCATTGATTATGACTCTCGTGACGACCGCAGCCAATGCAGCAGATACAATTACCTCAACGACTGGAACAACGGTCATTGATAAAACACCACCTACAGCAAGTGCTCCAAGCATCGTCGTTAACAATAACGATGTTTGTAAGAGCGCATATAGTGCTGGTGTACAAACACAAATTCTTGGTATTGCGAGTGGTGTAACAGTTACAGATGAAAACTGTGAACGACTCAAACTCTCTCGTTCTCTTTATGCAATGGGAATGAAGGTCGCTGCCGTCTCTACTCTCTGTCAAGATGCTCGTGTATTTGATGCAATGCTAATGGCTGGTACTCCTTGTCCTTACAAGGGTAAGATTGGTACCGATGCTCTTGCTGCATGGAATGAAAATCCAAATGATGTTCCTTCTGGTTCTCAATTGATAGAATCAAAAAAAAAGTTGACAGAGCCGAAACAGAACAACGATTATCAGACCGACCGGTAGACGATTATGTCGATGATGATTCGCATGAAACACAAGGTGATGGAATTACAACAATGCATGTTGTTGGTGTTGCTCTATTCATTGGTGGTCTGTTCTTTGGTATACCCATCATACTCTGATGCACAAGAAACAGAAACAACTAAGAATCTTTTGACCAATCCTGGTTTCGAAGCAGAAACAAATACATCGGATCCCACTGGTTGGACAGCTACTGGTAGTGGTAATGTATGCGATACATGCGGACCATATGGTGGTAATGCAATTCAATCAGGCAATGAGTCTACAGGTGGTGGCACTGTATCACAAACGATTGACCTATTCGATGAAATGTCACAAGATCAAGTTAACGCTGGATTTGATATCGAATATGGTGGTGACATTTTCAGCAATTCATCAAACGCATATGTTCCTTCGTGTTCTGCTACAAAGGGTGATTGCCGAGACACGTTTAGTATTACGTTAACAATTAATGATGCTTCTGGTAATCAACTTCATAAATTTGAACATGAATATGAAGAGATTACATGGACGGGATGGGACACATCAACATATGACTTCTCTCAAACGATACCTGAAAACAATTACACATCTGCTCTTGCAACATTAGAGTTTTTTGGAATCGATAGTGGATATACATCAGGAACTTATGGTCCTGCATTGGATAATGCGTTTTTAAATCTAACATATACAACACAGGCTGTTCTTGATTCGATACAGGATGCTGTTAATGTTGCAGTTGATATTGCAGCCGATACAGCATCACCTACTGATACATTCGAAGTGAATGTTACAGATTCAATGGGGGCAGAGATTGAGTCGTTTAGCGTAGAGGTCAACACAGATTCAGGCGGTGGTTCTCCAGAAGTATCAGTCACAACATCGGTTGACATACCAGAGATTCGTATTGAAACACCACAGATGGATATGCCTGCACCAAGCGTACAGGAAGTTCAAGTTGAAGCGCAGGTAGAGCAAGTCGAGGCTCAGATTGAAGCACAAGTCGAAGCACAAGTCGAAGCGCAGGTAGAGGTTGCAGAAGCAGCACCAGAACCAGAAGCGTCAAGTGAGCCAGAAGCGTCAAGCGAATCTGAAAACACACAGGAAAACACACAGGAAAACACACAGGAAAGCGAGACTGAAAATGACGGGAATGGCGATAGTAAGAATGATGGAGATAACAAGTCCGAATCAAAAGATAAAGACGATAAAAAAGAGACAAAACAAAAGATTGCTACTAAGATTGTTACAGCAATTATTCAGAAAATGGATAATAGTCCTGCGTCTCAGGCAACACAACTTGCGCTAATGAATGCTATTGGTGCAAATTATAAAGATACAGTAAGTCTAACAGATAATTCTACATGGTATCAATCAGACGTTATATACAACGAACCACAGTTGATTGATCCCGCTGCTTCATTATTCGAAGGTGCCCAAAGTGAAATGATGAATGACTTAATCAGTTCACAATACGGGAGATAGAAATGTCGGAAATAGAAATTGGTGGTGCTACTATTCGTGGTGGCAAACTACTGCTACTAATACCTTTACTCGGTACGCTTGGTGGTGGTCTGTGGGGTGGATTTGAGTTTTATAAAGATTATATGGATATGAAAGAAGCGATTCAGGAATATACAGCACCTGACCTGTCTGGGTTTGATAAACGCATTGATCTTATGACAAAAGAAATGGAATCCGTAAAGACAGAAGTTAATACAATTAAGAACTCTGTTGTTGAAGCATCGGATTATACTCGTGACATTAAGAATGACCTCAAGAGCGATATCCGTCAAATGGATAAAGTTGTTAATCAAGTTGAACGAGAGACAAAACAAGCGCAACGAGAAATGGATAAAGATATTCGAGAGTTCCGCAAAGAAGTTGATAGTAAGATTAACAAAGCACTAACAAATCCTTTATCAGCAATCGCAAAATAAAGGTTGACATATTTACATTTCTATTATATAATGAGTTATACAGTGAGAAGGAAAGTGAATGAAAACGCTCTTATTTGTTGTTCCGATTGTGTTCGGAGTTGCTGCTTTTGGTACGAATCATATTTTAGCAAAGGCAGAGAATAAAGAGGCTGTTCCGATTGTCGAAGAAGTGCAACCCGAGCCGGAACCTGTTGTTGTAGTAGAAGAAAAACCCGACCCAGAGTTGATTTGTCTTGCCATGAATATCTATCATGAAGCAAGAAATCAATCTATTGCTGGTCAAATGGCAGTTGCTCTTGTCACAATCAATCGTGTGAATGACCATCGATATCCAAACACAATATGCGAAGTTGTAATGGAAGGTCCAACACGAGTCTCTTGGACAGATAAAACAAAAGAATATCCAATTAAACACCGCTGCCAGTTCAGTTGGTATTGTGATGGTTTATCTGATACTGTAAAAGACTTTGATACGTTTATGGAAATTACTAAACTTGCAGATATCATTATGACACAGTTTGTAGTAGATATTACAGATGGTGCAACTCACTATCATGCAGACTATGTTAAGCCAGCATGGGCAGCAACGAAAACACGTACAACTAAAATTGACAGTCACATATTCTATAGATGGGAAAAATAATGCTCGATACAAAATCGTTCTCAATTAAAATTGAAGAAATATCAAACGAACTTAAAATATCATATATGGATGCAATCGTATGGTATTGCGAGAAAAATGAAATTGAGGTTGAAACGGCGGCAAAACTGATCAACTCTAAAATTAAAGACACCATTGCTTACGAAGCAAGCAAACTCAATATGATGAAGGAAAAGATTAACAGTCTGCCAGTATGATTATGTATGATGTGAATGAAGGGTTCGATGCGTATAAGACTTACCTTGCTCTGAAGCAACACTTCACGAGTAGCTACGATTATTTCAAATACAATGGTAAGGTCAAAGCTAAAATTGAATCGTTTTTAAAAAGAAAAGATAAGTTCTTCTTTCGAAAGCTCCAAAAGAAGTATAGCAAAGATGAACTGGTTGAGTTCTTTGTCAGTAACTTTATTATTAATGGAGACAACTGGATTGGAAGTCTAGTGTCTCAAGAAAGCGAAGATAACTATGCAACTTGGCGAAAAAATAAAGAGTCTATTAGTTATAATTATAGTAATGAGCTATCTCTACTTTATGATTACTGCCTTTCGAATGATATATCATGCAATCAACTTGTATTGGTAGAAGATGGCAATCACCCTATTCTTCTTCGATTGCTTCTACAGAATAAGATTAGTTTGGAAACTGTAATTATCCTTGATGACATTCTTCGGTTCACTCGATATTGGAACGCAAAGTTAGATGATATTATTTGGGATGAAAAGAAACGTCTCATATATAAGTATAGGTCGTTTATTCAATATGACCTTGATAAATGTAAAAAGATAACGAAGGAAATATTACTATGAAAATTATTATTTCAGCATTTTTAATTGCTATGCTGAGTGCTTGTGGATTCACTCCCACATACAAAAAAGGTGAAGCTAACTATGAATTTGTTGGTTGTCATACCGTATCTGTAAATCCAGCGTCGGATGAAAGTAGAGCCTTTATAGGTCCCATGTTTCCATTGCAAGTTGGTGATACCGTTTACTTTAAACAAGTAAATGATGACTTGACAGTATCCCCAGTAGCAACAGGAAGTTATTGTGAATAATGAAGTTGAAAGCTATGTTGGGGAGTTGAGAGAACTCCGAGAGCGTGTTAAAGACCTTGAAGTTCGACTTAACTTACCAAACAATGA